CGAGCGTCGGCAGGCTCTCGTCGGCGATATCAGCGAGCGAATACGGGTTAAGTGAGAAAAGCACAGCTTCGTTGCGACTGCTCGCACTCGTCGAGAACGTAAGTCCGCGATAGGCCATCAGGTTCGCGATTTCCTTGCGATCCGAAATCGGCACGTGAAGGATGAAATTTTTACCGTTTTCGGAAACTTTCACGGCTTCACCTGCTTTATTTTGATTTCGGTGTCGCGGATTTCCACAACCTCAAACCAAGCTCTTTCGAGAAATTGAAAAATCCCCAAAAGGTCAGCATCGGGATCGTACTCAATTTGAAATCGCTCTCCGACCTTCACAAATCATACTCCCTCGCAGGCTTCTCGTCCATGTAGGGCAGCGGGCCGATCCAGCCCGCCACGGTTCCGGCGACAGGCTCCTTGATATTCGAGAGCCAGCCGGTGCCGCCAGCAAGCCAAAAGCGAACCACAGTCGGCACTTCGAGGCCGTGCATATAGCAGACGTAATGTCCGGTTTCGCGCGGGGTGCCTGTCTGGATTTTCACAGATCATACTCCAGCTTCATCGCAGATTTCCTTGACGACTTCGGCGAAGGCTTGCGCGGTTTTCGCGTCGAGCGCATTTCCGTAGGCGCGCAGGATCCCCACTCGACCGGCAATCCCATGAGCCAGCGGGAATGTGAGGGATTCAACGGGCCTCCAGCTTGGCTCTCCGGCAGGATTTCGACACAAAAGCCAATCTGCATCGTCGAGCGATCCAGCTTCCCGCGAATTGCGAACGGTCCCTGCACTGCTGATATCGTCGCTCGGCTGGAGTCCGTGTTGCCTCCCGGATTGTTCCCGTTCTGCACTGGCGTCCCTACTTGAGGAGTCGGCCAGCCCGACAAATTCACTGCCGATTGCAAGTTCAATCCGCCTTCCCTGCCCGATGTTCCCACTCCGGTCGAGTTGCTGGTCGTCGTTGTCGGCCAGCCTGACAACCAGGCTGCTCGCCCCAAGAGCGCATTGATCGGCACGTTCAAGCATTCCTGCCCATCCTTCCAATCCCTCGTGGTGGTGGGCCAGCCCGATAGCTGCGCTTGCATCGCTACGTCCGAGATCGTGTCGCCCATCTGTATCCCGCGAGCCTGCGCCGTCTGTTTGCGCTCCATGAATTTCTCGGCTGTCCCGTTCGCCGGATTGCTCACTGGAGTCCCCCAACCCGATAGCACAAACTCCATCGGAGATTGCGACAAAGTATAGGCGCTGACGCAGGTGCGCTTGGCCGAACCCCGCAGCGCACAGATCGCTCGCCCCGAAGGCGTAACCCGCTCCTTCCATGTCAGTCGATACAAGATCGAGCCATTGCAATCCGTCCTTGCTCGCAACTTGCTCTCCAACGATTGTTGAAGGGCGGCACTGGTCAATGAGCTCGAACCAGGTAGGCCACATGTGACGTTCATCAGCAAATCCCTTTTGTTTTCCTGCGGCACTGAACGGTTGACAGGGGCAAGAGCCTGTCCAGATCGGTCGATCATCAGACCAACCAGCCTGCCTCAGAGCATAGGACCAAACCCCAATCCCGGCGAAAAAATGACATTGCGTGAATTGGTGCAGTTCCCACGCTTCCACGTCCTGAATTTTTCGCTCGTCGACGATCCCCGGCGCGATGTGACCGGCTGCAATCAAATTGCGCAGCCATTGGGCAGCAAATGGATCAGGCTCGTTATACCATGCGGTCACAGATCATACTCCGGTTCGGGGTATTTCCGCCATTCATATTTGTAAGATTCTGCGGAAGGGCACAATCTGATTGCGGCCACGACAGGTGAACGAAATTTGGATGCGTCGATCCAATCGCCGCCGTCAAAACGAATTTCTAATTTCATTTTCACAGATCGTACTCGATTGCAGTGCTTGCGGCTGGCGGCTTAGGCAAATTTTCACCCAGGCGCACGGCGGCGCGCATCTGATCATCAAGCCGGATCATGATCGCTTCATACACTTCTGGACCCCACTCGATCAGCATCAATTGGATCTGCTCGATGCTCCAACCGCCGAATTGCGCCGCAGCGATGATCTTGGCCTTATCGATCTGTTCGGGAGTGAAGCGGCGCGTACCTTTCTCGGATCGCTCGACCTCGCCGAGCAAACCCTTTTCTTCCCAAAACCGAACCCCGCGCGGCGACGTGCAGCCCGCTCGCGCCATTTCTTCAACGGTGTGCATCAAACTCCCTTTCGATTTCTTCAAGCGGCGCTTTTGTCCAATGATGAATGCGCTCGACGATGAAATACTTTCGCAGAATCTCACACTGCGTCAAGCGCGGCAAGCCTGCATAATCCAGTTCGAATTCCAGCCGCCGCGCGGACTTTGGAACCGCAGGCCATCGATCAGTGTGACCTACCACGATCGCGAGCGCAGGCCAGAGTGGCGCGAGTTCGTCGGCAGTGTAGAACGGACGAACACGCCAATGAGGAAACCAGGAGAGGACGGCCGCAGCGTTCGGATCTTTGGGATTGCTCTCGGCCCAAGCGCCGACCTGATCGCGCCATTCGGCAATCACACCGGCACGATTCCCTGTGGCCTTCATCGCCTTGATGATCGCCCAAGTTTCACCTTTCCAGAAATCTCGACCACTCACTTTTTGCTTTCTCTCTTCGCGTTGGTCTGGCCGGTGAGGTATTGGCGGACTTGTGACGGCCACCAAACTGAGGCCACACCCGGCATGATGAAATGACGTTTCGTCAGCCCCTCAGCGATCCGCGCGATTTCCGGGTCAGTCATGCCTTTTCTCCTGCGAGGGCCGCATCCCGTTCTTTGCGAAGCGACCTGACTTCATCATCCCGTGACGCAGCGCCCTGCATATAGGCGATAGTAAGCATCTCGCTTTCATCCGCGAGGCGCGCCTCCAATTCAGCAATGCGGGCGGCTTGGGCTTCGAGAGCGTCGGCAACCCGCCAGTTGGGCCAGGCGCGCTGACCCGCTGTATCGGCCTTGCGCCCGCTTTCGATCATGTCGGCAATCTTCTGGTCAACGTCCATCCCGTCCTCCTATCAGCCAATTGATGAAACCCCGGCGCGGGGAATGCATGGGTTGCAGCGGCCCATGGATATGCGTCCGCAGGCCCGTGAGGTGATCGCTCGGGCGATGCTGGAACGGGCGCGCGTTGCCGCTGGTGTGGATGCGGTGGGCGGTCATCACGTCGCTTCTTTCAACATTGCCGCCATCAGATCGGCTTCGGCTTCGCTTTGTGTCGCACCGAACCCAGCTACGCTTTCTTGCAGGTTCTCAAACCCCGGCATGAACGCGCACCACATAGAACCGTCGCGCACAAATCTGATTGAGCCTTCAGACGGCCCCCCGTGCGCAGCGCAGCAAAACGCAGGCGCATAAGGCGGCGCATTGTGGGGGTTCAGATAATGGCCGTAACGGTCACGCTGCGACCAGTGCGGCGGCGCATACTTACTGTCCGATGAATATTGCTCGCCGTGAGCGGGCTGGTCGCAAAAGCCGCTTGGGGTTCCGCTATGCCACATTGGTACAGAGCATTTCCCAACTGCCCCACAGCCGGGGCTATGATGTTCTGAAATTCTGGTCATCATCAAATTCCTTCACTGTTCGTTATTGATAGAGGCGGGAGCCTCAGCCTGCGCGATCTGCGCGGTTAATGTGGCGAGGGCTTCAGAAGCTTCGTTGCAGATAACTTCCAAAGTCTCGGGATCACCACGACCGCGCGCGGGACAAATGCCGTGGCGGACTATACTCTCCAAAGCCTCCCTCGCTTCCCGCATGGCATCAAGCTGCGCGGAGGGGGTGACTAGATCAGTGCGGACATTCGCCGCCGGGCCAGTCGATCCAGCCATCATCGGCGAGGCATTTCTGCGTGGCGTAGGATCAGCACTTTCGGGCAGAACCGTTGCCCTGTCCTTGCGCCGCCCCTTTACAGCGACAGGCGAAAGAGAACCTTGGCACTTCGCAATATGCTCCCGCGCGGCAACGGCTTCCTTGTTCCATGTCTCGCCGCGCTTGCCCGAATAGATCACCCCGACGCCGTGCTTTGTGCGAAACCGCAGCATCTCATAAGGATTGGTCGGGCCAAGAACTTCGCCGCCCGCTTCGATCAGCGCCTTACGGAACGTGTCCAGCCTCGCAGCATCACTCCCTTTGCCTGTGATGCGCTTTTCTTCGCGGTTCATAAATCAAACTCCATTTTCTTCGGGATTGCCCATTTACCAGGTACAGGCCGTAAAAAAGTCAGGTCGTCATTTTTCAGTAATTGCTTGCGGACAACGTCTTGATCAATCGCATGCGTCCCGGCGATCGTCCGCTCCAGCACGGACGCGCTCGTTTCACCGCCGAGACCTGCTAGAACCTTCGTGACTTCCTCAACGCTCGCCCACGCATACCGGCTGGATTGAACCTTACCCGGCGACATATCAGCTAACGCCGCGGTACGTTCGAGTACAATCGAATTGCCGACTTCTTTCACTGCAAAGTAGCTGATTTCGTCGCTCACGTCTGCATCTTTTTGCTTGCGCACTCGCAACTCAGTCCCGCCCTGTTTCAGTTTGGTACTGATGACGGTATCCATATTAGCATAGAAGGCGCTGGAGCCGCGCGCACCCTTCGCCTGATCCTTACCTGTGTGGTGAACCGCGAGCACAAAACACTCATAATAGCGCGCCAAGCTCTCCATGAAATTCGTGATCATGCTGGCGTCTTTGGCTGAATTTTCATCGAGCCCGGTAATCAGTCGTGTGAGAGTGTCGAGAATGATCAATGATGGCTTCGCTCTCAATTCCGCAAGGTCAGCTTTCACATGCTCCCAAGCGTCGGTATCAGTGTAAAAAGGGACTCGGTCCTTGATCAAAAATCTGTGGTCGTTTCGAAATTCGATTTCCTGCCATTCCATCCAAGCAGGCCAACGCTTTTTCGCAGTCGCAACCGGACCTTCACCAGCAAAGAACAAAACGTCATTTTTAACCGGCGGCGCACCCCATTGACCGGGAAGGCCAAACGCAAGGCACAGGCCCATATCGAGCGCGAGGAATGATTTGTAACTGCCACTTTCCCCGTAGATCATCCCGATACCTTGTGCCGGGATCACCTGCGGAATAAGCCAAGCTGGGTCTTTCACACCGTCCGCATAATCGTGCAGGAATCGGATTTTATCGCGAGCCCGATCTACAGGGGCGGGTTGCTCGAATTCTTGTCCTGCGAACGCCGCGAAAGCATCTTCGTTCGCCTGAAAACCCTTGACGCCGCCCTCTGTGTCCTCTCCATAGCTGGCTGCGTTGCGGATTATCTGCTCCAACTCCCATTCATCCCACGGCGGCGAACAATGGGGATTCCAGTGCTCCCATAGGAGATCAAAGCACATTGCCGGCGAAATGGCCTTGTCGAGTATTGAGGCGGCAACCTTGAAGGCTTCGGAGTTCCCGCCGCGGCCCTCGATCGAAACACGCCCGTTCGCGACATAACCCTTCAAGAGATCGAGAGCCCAAGACACATTGCGCGCCTGATCCGCATCGGGGTTTTTCGAAAGGCCTAGTGTGTCCGTCTTTTTGCGCTCAGGGACAATCGCCGAGACTGCGGCCGGGAGAGGTAAAATCTGACCACCGGGCAACGCTTCATAGCTGCCTTTTTCGGTTCGTGATCCAGGCAACAAGACATAGCCGCCCGAAATGATTTTTCCGTCTTTCCTGATCCCGCCGCGCGTGTCGATCCCTTCCGCAATGCGGCTGGCGGTGCTCGGGCCTTCGCCTCTGAAATAGATATGCAGTCCGCCGCGCGGCGTCCGCACCTGAAAGGCTTTACCGACCGCCTCACAGATGACGTGATCGCGCTCTAGCAGCTTATGCCAGTAATCCAGCCCCTGCGGGTCCACATCGATAACAAAGAGCCCGCTAGGGCCGGTGGCGATCGCCCAATTGAAATCAGGATTGATGCGCTGCCATTCTGCGATCTGTGCCGGATCATCTGTGGCGACGTGCCACCCTTCGCGGGTCGCAGGAAGTTTGCCGAGCGGTACGCACGGAAAACACTTGCAGCCTCTTAGAATGTCCGGTAACTCTTGCACCCGCTGTCCTGTCCTGTCAGCGCAACCCGCCAACGATAGCCCCGAGAGCCCGCCAAGGTTCTCGGGGCTTTTCAATGTCTAGTGTTGTGGGCTTTCATTGAAGCACCACCCCGAACCGGGAGACATAACCCGGCGCTGTGTCTCATGGCAAGCGAAAGCCTTCACAGATCGAATTGCTGCCAGCGGTCGCTTTTAAACATCGTGCGCAGCAGGTCGTCAGGATCGACAGGCCGCGTCCCGTTCGCACAGGTGAAGCCATCGGCGAATTCTTCTATGATCTTCTCCAGGCTCTCCAGCAGATCGAGACGCCCACAAGCCCAATCGGCGATACGCTGATGCTCGTGCAAATCTAGCTTGGAGCCATTGACGATATCGGGCGCTTTGCAGTGAATATCCTCCAGCGCCGCCTCCATCGCCTCGAATTCACCTTCGCCATCCATAAGATCCAGCAATCCTGGAGCCCATTCGCAACCAGCTAACCTTCGGCTTTCCAGCCATTCGCGCGCGTTCAAATGCACATGAGCCATCAGCTTACGTCCTTTTCATCCTCAGCGCCGCAGATCGCGCAGCGCAAACCAATGCAGCCGCCCGAGCGCGTGCCGTCCGGTTCCCATGTGTGGTCGTGAATTTCGCAATGCGTCGGAAAAACGGCGGTTAATTCGCCTTTGAATTCTCCGCTGCGCTCGACACGGAAAAGAACAGGAATATCGGTCATAATTTTTCACTCCGTTGAAAGCGGTTTATATTGTTTAATCCTTCACGGGATTATCAAAGCCATGAATGCGACATTGCAATTCAAGTAGGTCAAGGATCGCAAATGTCTCTTCGCCAAGCGGCGTTCCTGCACGTGTCTTTGTCCAGTGCGAGCGTGCTTCCTCGAATGAGAAATAGCGGCACCCTGCGATGATGCGGGGACCTTCCGGCGTGGAGGTGATGGTGAAGGTGTAATTGTCGCTGCGGACGGCAGTGAGGTTGACCTTGCAGACCCGTGCATTGCCGTAGACCCGTGCATTGCCGTAGACCCGTGCATCGCCGGAAACCCGTGCATCGCCGGAAACCCGTGCATTGCCGGAAACCCGTGCATTGCCGTAGACCCGTGCATCGCCGGAAACCCGTGCAAAGCCGTAGACCTGCGCATTGTCGTAGACCTGTACATTGCTGGAGACCCATGCATTGCCGTAGACCCATGCATTGCCGTAGACCCGTGCATTGCTGTAGACCCACGCATCGCCGGAGACCAGCGCATCGCCGTGGACCCGTGCATTGTCGAAGACCCGTGCATCGCCGGAAACCCATGCATTGCCCGAGACCCGTGCATTGCCAGAGACCTGTGCATTGCTGTAGACCCACGCATTGCCGCAGACTGAAAGATTGTCTTCTTTCTCGACCCACCCGCCAAGCATTCCGGCAACAAGGTCGAGTGCCGCAATGTCAGCCGTGGCACGGATGCGGTGAAGGGTGCGACCAAGCAATTGCTTGGTTTCGCCGGTCGCTTCAAATTTCGCATTCTTGAAAGTCATAACACTGTTCTCCTGTTTATAGATATTACGTAGCGTCACAAATCCAGAGACGCAAGTGAATTCGGGCGAGCGTACAAGGTCACATTGCGACCTGCGCGCTTTTCATAGGTAAACCAATCGGCGAAGCTTTCCAGCTTGCGCACACGTGATAGAGCGCGCGGAATTCGTGGTGCGTCAAATTCCCTGAGATTGGTCGGCGAGGCCAAGAGCAACCGACATGCAATCCAAGCATGGCTTACGGACTCGGCTGGCA